ATTAGTAGCCAATATCATACTGACTCCAAAGATTGCCGCTAGCGGAGCAAATATCACAATCCACTTTAGCACACCGGTAAAAAAGAATTCCAGCAACTCCGGGCTGGTGCCCACAAAGTAACTGACCACCATGGACATAACAACAGCCAAACTCATGTGCCCATACACACGTGCCATTGCTGAGTTGATTTCGCTGGCAGAACGATATGACATTCCACCTGTATAAGTTGTTCCAAACATTTTATTCTCCTTTAATAAATTGCGCCAATTCAGGCGACTTCCAACCAACGGGTTTCAAAACTTTACCATCTTCACGTTTACGTACTTTGCCAGTTGCATGATCAATCTTGGCAAAGTTTGTCTGCATTACTTCTTTCCACGCACCTTCAGCATCTGCACCCATGCTATGGACAGCACCAATAGTAACAACTAATATATCAATCAGTGCATCTAATTGCTCTACCCGATCATCGGATAAAGTGGCTTCTAACAATTCTTGATGTTCTTCACTGATAAGTTTAACATACATTGCATACTGTAGTTCATTAAATGAGTCTACAGTTTGATCGCAAGCCCGCATAAATTTTTCTTGATCTCTAAACGGATTCATATTAAGCCATCCTATCTACATTTTGTCCCGGGCGATTTAGTTGCCGGTTAATTTCCATGCGTCTGGCTTCGTTGGCTTTGAGATCTTCTCGAACTCTTAGTTCTTCAACACGCTGTGCTTCGTGTCGTTTATCTAAATTATTAATTGACATCTGTCTATACATTTCATTATTGTATTCTGTGATTCTACTAACTGTCATAATTTTTCTCCTATTTCAAAGCCCCTGAATCTGAGGAACCTGGGGAACCGCAAACTAAACGATCCGTCTTGATTTTGTGTGACTGCGTCTGCTCGCACTTCCACAATCTGTCCAACGACTTCACTACCTGCACTCCAAAAAGTATCACGATCATTATCACTAAAACCACTACCCACATTGACCATAATTGATTTACCGTCGTCCACGCCCTCGCAGACCAATGCCCCAAGACGTCCGACATTTCTTCCAGTACCTTCTTCCAGCGACTTGACCTCAAGACTAACTTCGATAAACGGCTTGAGCTTGAGCCAAGCAACACTTCTTTTACATTCATATTGTGCCTCTGGATCCTTAATCATAATACCTTCGTAACCACCTGCAACTGCCTTTTGATTAATTTCTTTAAAACGTACTTGGCCGGCTTCCGTATCTAAATCAACAAGTTCGTGCCCCACAACTGCCACGTTAGGTAACAGGTCTTTATATGTTTTATGCCAATAATAAATCATATCACTTCGAGCAGCTTGATCTTTATTCCAAAAACCTTTTTCAAAATCCTCTAAGGGTAACACATCAAACAAATTAAGAACAGCATCACCTGCTGCTACATTGTCTTTACGATGCACTTGTTTCATTAAGTCTTGAAAACTGTTGCTCATAATCTCGCCGTCTAGTACAACATCTATATTTTTGTCAGTGCCGTGTGTTTTCACCACATTACTGAGTTGTTCTACAATGTGTGGGAAATTAGCAAGCTCTTTGCCATTGCGACTAAACATATCCACACGACCGTCACTACGTACAATAGTGATAACCCTAACGCCATCCAGTTTAACTTCGATAAGTTTCTTCCCTGCCACTTTAGATTCATGATTTGCACTATCATGAGCAAGCTGACAACCAAAAACAGGAATAGCATAATCAGCATATTTCTTCTCCACCACTTTGTTGATTGTTTTTTCACTAACACCGCAACGCAGATCTTTGATCAGTATGCGTCGATACCATCCATTCCATTCTGCCTTGGTGGCAGATGCCATCATCTTAGCAACAGTGTCACGGGCAAGGTTGCCGGTGAGTTCACGATTAACGAAACCAGTAATAATGAGACTAAAACTATCCCAATCCAAGCCATCACCATCTTCATCTTTTTTCTCCGGTATTTGTTTAAGTCCAAATGTGATCATAGGGTCTAATGCAAGTCGGCAACCCGCAAAGAATTCGTTATTGCCTTCCTGGGCAATAACTTCAATAATGGCTTCTTTGTTTAAACGACTTGGATGGCACTCCAAGTCCCAAATGTGGCTAGCGCAACGACTCATTTCAACTCCGTTAATTAACTGTTAATGTATGTATTATACAGTGTAGTTATCAGTATGTCAAGTGTGTTGATGTCTTAAATGGCTTACCTACTTCAGCATATTCCAATTGTTTCATAATTTTGTGTTTCATTTGGCAAACTTTTGGATGAGCATGATCGTACTCAAATGCTTTCATAAAGCGGCCCCAACCATTTGGTCTAGCACGTTTTGGAACACGACTGTCCAAATACGTGCTGATAGCTGTGGTGTCAAAACCAAATTTATCAATCAGTTCCTGTGCTAGATTAAAAGAATGGGCTCCCATTTCGTCTCGGTGTCCATAGTACTATTACTCTCAGAGATCCTTGGCATAGTATGCAGTGCTTTCGTATCCCGGAATATCTTTGAAATATATAGCACGATATTGACGAGTATGAATGATTTCGTGAAGCACAGTGTCTGCAAAAACTGTGCAAATTCGACCCCATCTGTACTCACTGGTTTTCATAGTTTGTGCATCGGGCGGACAGGCCAGTTGTATTTCAATAAATCTTTTATTTCCAGCGTTATCCAAATAGCTGTGGTAAGCGCCACCAATCCAGATTTCACCTTTGCGTACAGGTGCAAATCGACTGGTTGTTACCTTTACGGGTAACAGTGTTTTGATGTGCTTGCTCACAAGGCTGGTGAACTGACCAATGGTGAGACGTTTATCCACAATCTCGGGTTTGAGATTGTGGAGCATTGAATACAGCATATCTCGATCCAACAAAGACCAGTTAAACGCCTTACGGGCCACGGCACACTCCTATACATACGTATTTATAGTGTACTAGGGCTTTCAGTTATATGCGCATTTTATGGGCGTTTTTCAATGACCTTATCAGCCAAGCCGTAAGCAACCGCTTCTGCGGCACTCAAAAACGTATCAAATTTCATAGCTTCGTACAGCTGAGCATATGTTTTTCCAGCAGTATTATGCTTAACATACAATTCAGTTAGACGTTCGTTGATACGCTTGGATTCTTCAAAACTGCGTTTTGCGTCTTCAAACTCCAGTTCCTGTACATGCACTGTGCCACGTGTGCCCGGAGTACCAGAACTAACACGGTGGATCATGGTGCGTGATTCAGGCAACACAAACCGCTTGCCAGCCGCACCCGCTTGTGACAAGAAACTGCCCATGCTGCATGCTTGACCCATGACATAGGTTGCTACATCTGGTCGAATAAACTGCATGGTATCGTAGATAGCTAGTCCTGCTGTAACACTACCACCCGGGCTATTGATAAACAAATTGATGTCTTCAGTTCCTTGACTGTCCAAAAACAGCAACTGGGCAACCAACAAACTTGACGTGTGTTCGTTAACATCAGTGTCCAACATGATCACACGGTCTTTGAGCAAACGACTATAAATGTCATAAGCTCGTTCACCCTTGGGCTCACTTTCAATAACCATTGGTACCAAATTGGGCATCTTTATCCTTTAATGTTTGATGTGTCGTATGTCTGGACAAAGATGTCTTTCTTTACTACGCCGTAGTCTCCAGCACCGTGACGTACAATATAGTCTTCGCCGGCGTTATACGCTAATGATGGGCCATGATACTGTAACACAACTGAACCGTCGTGGTCTGCCAGCTTGGCATGTTTATGAATCTTTTTGGGAGAGCATTCTCCGTCGCCCAAATCGTCTTTGTATTCTTTGAACTTTTCAGGAGTAATAGGATACTGTTCACCCTTGGGCCCAGTCATGATATAATGACCTGGCTCGTATCGAACCGGACCCTCCAGTGTGTCAACTGTGCCTGAATCTCGAGCAATCTTGTATTTTTCGATGGCTGGCTTTTTGAAAGTTTCAAAACTTCCGTTCAAGAACCAATCGTCAGTGATGCCTTCCATTGATTCTACAATATTAATAAACTCTTTGATCATTGCTTGTCCAGCTCTTTGAATGCTTCAGATGAACGTGTGTTTTCGTTTTGTTCACGAACATTTCGTTCCTTGGCTCGACGCAGCACGTTTGCATCACCGGTGGGCAGTGCTACTAGCACAAATGCTGTGTACTTGTTGCCTGAACGAACCACAACTGGATTCT